AGCTATAATTCGTCGTTACAGTCATGTGACCAACCTTTGTGTCGGGTTTGCTTGGTGGCACCTTAGCAGAAATATTGAGGCTTTACTACGCCGCGACAGGTATGCTCACACACCTCAACTTGGCTTGGTCGGCCAAGTCACATTGTCGGGGAAGCCAGCCTGAGCCGTAATATCACGGAGAGCCTGACGGTAGGTAGCCCACGCGGCCTTGTCTACGTTCACGTCTGGCAGTTGCGTCCAGTCGCTGTCAGCAAGGGCAGCTTGACGGATGAAGCGAGCCGCGTCAGCTTTGCTAATGCCAAGGATAGACGAAACAGCCACGCAAGTTCCCTGCGAAAGCCCCTCTTGGTCTACTCCGTCTCCAATCCCGCCGAGCAGGATGTTTTGACCTTCTGTTGCGCCGTTATAGTTGAAGTTCATGGCTTAGCTCCACTCAAAAGTAACGGCGGTAATAGAAAATCCCGGCGCGGATGAGGCTTCGATCTTGTACTTCATCTGCGTACCGCTGGGCTGAGACGCAATGCTAGCAGTTCCAGAGATGTAGAACGCACCATCCGCAACAGAGTTTGACGGGGAGACAGTAAATGGAAGGACCGTCCATGTTGTCCCGTTGTCACGGCTTGCTGAAAGCGTGTAGGTAGACTCAGATACTGGCGCAGTTCCTGTGACAATCCGGGCCTTTACCGTGGCGCTTGTTGGCGCGGTTGCCGCTGTGTATGTTTCAGAGGTAAACGACCCAGTAGTGCCGCCGGAGGCTATGATGTCCATCTCGTCAATAACATAGCCGGTGGTCGGAGAGCCATTGCTTGCGGTAAATGCCCAGCGGTAGTAGCGGTATGACCCCAGTGCGGAGCGCGTAAGAACGTCAGCCCCCCAATCCGCGCTGCTGTCGTAGCTATCAAGTGTCACCCAAGTCGAGTTGTTGGCAGACCCTTGGAAGGTCCAAGTGCGGGGCTGGTAAGCGCTGTTGGCAAAACGCTCAATGAAGTAACCACCAATTGCTGTAGTCGCTCCAAAATCAACAGTTACAGTCATCGTGCTTGATGTGTATTGTTGAAAGTAAGTTACGCCGTTGTCAAACAGGGTGGATAAATTACTATACCCAGCTGGTGTAACGCTGCAAGACACAGAGCCACTTGAGCAAGCAGATGTCGTTCCCCCAGACATTACTGGGATTAAACTGACAAGCACCGCATTTATGCTGGTAGAGCTTTTAGCAAGGTTACCAGTGACAGACCCGCCATTAAAGTTTGCGTTGTAGACGCCGTTATCCAGCGAGAAGTTGATGGCTGATAAACGGTTCAACAGAATTTGGGAGATGTCACCTGCGGAGGCAACATTAAGCCCAGTCAATCCATTAGGGAAGTTAGGTGCGCCAGTGCCAGCAACGTCGGTGATTGAGTTCGCACGCAACCCATTAGGAAAGTCCGGCGCTCCTGTGCCATCAGCATTGGTGATTGAGTTCGCACGGATTTGAGACATCGGTTATACCCCTTGCGGCTCTGTCGGCCAAGTGATGTTGTGAGGGAAGCCAGCCTGTTGTGGCACATCCAATAGCGCTTGGCGGTATGCAGCCCATGCTGCCTGCGTGTCAGCGTCAAGCGCAGCCCAGCGAAGTGCATTGCCAGCAATGGCGTCTACTGCGAGCAGGAGGCTGTCACGTTGGGCACGAATGCTTGCTGGCTTGCGAGCCTCAATGGCTGCAACCTCTGCCTCGGTGTAGGGTCGCTTCGTGACTTCACCTGTGCGGGCGTCCGTGATGACTTCAAAGTATTCCATCATGCAACTCCGTAGATAGTGATTGAGCCAGCATCGAATGTGCCTGCCGAGATTGTAAAGGTAATGCTAGTGCTTGCTGTAGTTAGGCCAGACGGCCCGCCTCGGGTAGACTGAGAGGCAATAGCTGTTCCATTAAGGGTAACGGAGTTGACGTAGAAAGCATTAGTGGAGAGATTAATAAAACCACCTCCATACGTAATGGTGCCTGCACCTCCCGCAGTCACAACTGCGGCTGAATAACCATTTAAATTCAGCCAGTCGTTGGTGCTTGTCGAGGATACCGCACTTATAGAAAGCTGCAAAAACTTATAACCAGTCAGATCAAGTCCACTTAGCGTCACAGACGACCCGCTTGTAGTTGCGATAGTGCCAAGTAAGGTCATGCCCAAGCCAGTCAAAGCTGAACCATCAATGGCAGGGAGAGTTCCCGTCAAGTCAGCCGCATCAATAGACCCATCAAATGCGGGTGCCGTTACGCCAGTAGAGCCGTTGATTACGACACTCATGCTTGTGCCTCCAGTGTGCGGATTTCATCTCGCCATGCTTGGCGCTGCGTAAGAACCTCTGGCTTGCTCTTGTCATAGTCCGATAGGACAACGTAGTCGGTGTCCGCAAGGAGTTGCTTAAGGGCTGCAATGCGGGAGGCTTTGGCTTGTGCCTGTGCAGAGGCTTGTGCAGCAGCAATCTCAGTCGTGGTATAGGGGCGGATGGTGCGCTCACCAGTCTGGGCGTCTGTGATGACTTCAAAGTAGTCGCTCATGTCATTTCACCCCATAGATGCGGATGGAGCCAGCAAAGAATGTGCTAGTTCTGCAAAGGAAAGAGATAGAGGTTGAGGCTGTCGTGTAGCTAGAGGGACGACCACCTGCTTTAAGTGGACTTTGGCTCCAAAAAGAGCTTCCTGAATAATTATTCGCAATACCGCTTGTCGAAACGCCAGCGTTCAAGTCCACAAAGCCATCAAGATATATAAGGTAAGGAGAGCCTCCTACTGATCTTCCAATAGCAAAGTCAAAACTAGCAGTCTCAATGCACAAGTCGTCGTTAGCAGTAGTAATCCCTACGCCATCTACAACGTAATAAAGCAGTTTGTAGTCCGTCAGCGTAAGACCAGAAAGCGTCACAGATGAGCCGCTTGTGGTAGCAAGGGTGCCAAGTAAGGTCATGCCGCCAGCCGCAGGAATATCAGCAGTCGTGGCCAGTGTTCCCGTCGCATCAGGGAGTGTCAGCGTTCTGTTGTTGTTGCTGTTAGGGCTGGCAATGGAGAATACCCCAGTGCCGGAAGCGTTAGGTTCTAGTGCAATCTTGCTCATATCAGATCACCACATATCTTGCGCCGGAGGATACTGTCAGTGTCACCCCAGAGTTTATTGTTACAGGCCCGGTAGACATGGCATTCTTGTCTGCGGGGATGGTGTAGTCGGTAGTGATCGCTTGATCGTTCTGGTAAAACACTTGGTCAGTGCCGCCACCCGTAGCGCCAGCCGCAGCAACGCCAGACTTCCAGCTTGAACTTGCCGCCTCCCAGATGAGGACATCACCATCAACAGGTGTCATCGACCCAACGTCAGATAGGTTCTGAATGCTTTCGCCCGAGAGGCTTTGGAGGGCGGTGTCAGCCAGCGCACCCTGTGCAGCGGTTGCATAGTCAGTGCTTGCCGTGGCGGCTGCGGTGCCAAGGGCGGGAAGTCCAGACAGGTCAGAGTAAGCGCCAGTTTCCGCTACCGTAGAAAGACCGAGGTTGGTTCTGGCTGTGGCAGCATCACTTAGGTCTGAAAGGTTATTAGCCGACAGCAACACGCCAGACAAAGAAGCATAAGCAGCAAGCCAAAGGCTTCCGTCATATACCTTCATAATGTTGTCGGTTGTGTTGAAGTATAGCGCTCCAGCTGCGAGAGCATTCCCGTCATTATCAAGCGTTGGATCGCTGGCTTTCTGGCCAAGGTAGCGATCATCGAAATTGTCTAAGGCTGCAAGAGCGGCGTCAGCAGATGCCGAAGCAGAAGATGCCGAGGAAGCAGCCGAGGACGCCGAGGAAGCAGCCGAAGACGCCGACGTGGCCGCGTTACTGGCCGACGTGGTCGCGCTACTGGCCGACGTGGCGGCGTTGCTGGCAGACGTGAGGGCGTTGCCAGCCTGCGTCGTCGCAGTCGCTGCTGACGTTGAGGCTGACGACGCAGATGATGCGGAGGATGTGGCGCTATTCGACGCACTTACTGCGGACGTCGCCGCCGCAGTCTCGCTGGACGCCGCCGCAGCCTCGCTGGACGCCGCCGCAGTCTCGCTGGAGAGCGCAGCCGAAGCACTTGCTGCCGCCGCCGCTGCGTCCGAGGAGGCGCTTGAGGCGCTGCCCGAAGCACCGCTGGCCGACGTGGCGGCGCTACTGGCCGACGTGGCCGCGTTGCTGGCAGACGTGGCGGCGCTACTGGCCGACGTGGCGGCTGACGCTGCGGAAGACGATGCCGCAGACGCAGACGCCGAAGCCGAGCTGGCAGATCCACTTGCAGACGTAGCAGACGCAGACGCTGCTGCAGCGCTTGACGTCGCGCTTGTGGCGCTGCCAGCCGCAGACGCAGCAGACGCGGCAGACGCTGCCTCACTGGCCGCTGCAGCGTCCTTTGACGCCTCCGCTTGCGCGGAATAGCTTTCGAGGTTGTCTACCTCTGTGGCGCTGGTCATCCCTGACTTCTGATCCCAAGTCGTCGTTACCATCAGCGCGGAACTCCCATTTTGAGCGGGCCACCATACTTGCCGCCGTCGTTGTCGCGGCGCAGGCCGTCTATTGCCGACTGATACAGGCCCGCCCAGACAGCCGATCTCTGATCTTCTTGCAGGTATGGGGCTGAGTGCAGCAGCGCGCCGTAAAGGTAGGCGTCGGCGGCGTAGGACAGCACCCAGTTTGAAGTGTTGCTGTCAGACAGCGCCGGGATGCGCGCGTAGTATTGCATCGACAGCGTTGACGTTGACGTCGCCGTCGGCGCGGGGAAAAACTCAATCTGGTTTGCAGTGAAACGATAATACTGCGGCGCGCCAGACGTTGACGTGGCCTCCTTGCGATCCTGCATCTCGGCTGTAGAGATGAGCGTGAGGCGGCGGTTGTTGTCAGTGCTTAATTCCAACGCCTCAATAAAGTCGCTTGGCAGGTTTTCATAGCGCTCGTTGAGTGTGGTCTCAATTCGCTTTTCCTGACGCCAGTGGCGGATGTCCCGCGCCATTTGCTGCTCCGCCAGCGCGATGAAGCTGGGGATAACCGACGTAAGGTCGTCCCGGTTCAGGAAGTCGGCAATGGCCGTCTTCAATTCTGCGTATGTTGAAATAGCCATTCAGCTCACCACTTTTCCTTGTCAGCCCAGTAAGCCGCAGACATCTTGCCCTTGGCGATGTTCTTTGCGTGCCGAGCCTTGAAGGACGCCTGCCGCTTCTTCTCGGCCTCCGTCTTGGGGCTGGCCCCGGCTCCGCTCACTCCCTGCTGACCGAAGCGGATCGTCTTGACCGCCGCCCCCTCCTTTGCCACCACGACGTGAGATTTTGTCGGGTGGCTCGGTGTGCGCTTGGGCTTGTTGTAACCCGAAACGCCGACTTTTGCTAGGCGCGGGTCTTTGGCCATCACTTCTTGCCCTTCATCAGGCAACGGCCCGCCGCCTTACACTTGGCGGGGGTGGGGCATCCATTGCAGGGCTTGAATACGGGCTTCTTCATTTCTTTTTCCCCTTCTTGGACTTGCCAGCCTTGCTGAGAGCAATGGCGACGGCTTGCTTCTGCGGCTTGCCCGCGTGGATCTCGGCCTTGATGTTGGCCGAGATGGTCTTGGCGGATTTGCCATTTTTCAGCGGCATTAGTATTGCTCCTGATCAGGCTGCGACAGGAGACCATACGCGGGCAGGCCAGCGGCTATAGCTAGCGGGGATTTGTTTTGCAGAAAGTCAGTGAGCATCTCCCTACGCGACAACCCGCGCTCCCCGGCTCTCTTATCCAGTGCGTTGCGGAACAGCTCCATAAATGTGCCTTGGCTTTCGTCGGCCAGTCCGGTCAAGTCGCCAGCGCCCATCCAGAGAGACGCTTGGAACTGCGCTGGTGTCATGCCATATTCAGCAGAAACGCGGTTTGCCATGTCTTCGTAGGCGGCATATTCGTTTGCTTTTGGCGTGTCAGCCCACGCTGTCGGCATCTTCTGCAGCGCCGATGTGTCTTTGATCATCCCATCTTGCCATGCCTTGAATAGATTTACCTCAGACACAGGCTTGCCGTTTACCATGCGAGTTGATGTGTATTTCTTCATGTTTTTCGGGCCGATCACACTCGCCACAGTGTCGGTGTCAGCCTTGCTCAATTTAGCCTGAGCATTCAAGAAATCTCCACCGCCGTCTGCCATTGCCAGCATACGCATGAAGTGCATGTCAGCGGCGATATTTGTCTCATCACCCAGCAAGTCGTTACCGAAACCCTTAACCTTCGGGTTTGCCTGAAGCCATTTTGAGAGCGCTGCCCCAGAAAGCCCTTCAGGGACTGCCCTTGACCAGTCTCCAGCTTCGCGATTAACGACGTTGCCCGCTTGGTTGCGCTGCTTGATGTGCCCATACGCATAATTATCAGGAGTATTTGGCGGCATCACGCCAAGAGCTTCTGCGGCGGCTTTTGGCGTGATGCCGTTGTCCTTGACCATCTGAGCAACAGCAACTCGATCTTCTGGAGCTAGCGCGCGATAAAATGAAGCCATCCGAATATTTGACGGAACTTTTGCGCCCGTTGATGTTGTGCCAATCAACTCCATGTATTCACGCCACTGCCTGTCTCCTTCAGCATCACCGAGCTGAGAAGTAAACCAGTCACGCAGCTCCTCGGTGTTATACCAATCTGGACCCTTTAGTGTTTTGCCTTTCTCGACGTAATTGTCGAAAATTCCGCGAATTGGGTTGTTGGGGTCGGCAATCTGTGCCTCTAGGCGCGACATGCGCTCAGTTGTTTTTGCTGGGCGATAGCGCGGATATGGTTCGGTGCGATTCGGGGCGCGCCCAGACCACTCGGGGCGGGAGTGTGCTGGAAGGTCTACGCTCTCTATTGCGAAAGGCCGCCGTGGGCCTCCATTGTCGCCCATGCCGCGCCCCATGTCGAATGGAGCCATGACAGGGTTACTATACATCGTGGGGACCGGACCCGGCTGGTTCATGCGCTCCACAAACTGGCGGCCCATATCATCCGCGCCCATTGAGAAGCCAAGCAGCCCCTCCTGCACAGCCTGCGCGGCAGGCATGGCCGCACGGCCAGCCACCATCGCAGGGGCGACAACGCCCGCAGTCTCTGACAGCATCGCTCCCAGATCGCCGACGCGCTGCCCGACAGTGCGGTTAGGTGCCAGCATCCGCTCAGAAGCCTGCCCCGCGCGCTGCACGGTGGCGGTGGGGGTCATCTCCGCAAGCAGCCCCAGCTTCTGCCGCAGCTCCGGCGGGACGTAGTATGCCAAGCCCTCATTGAGCGCCTGAGTGCGCCGCTGGCCTGCCTCTTTTGACAGGAAGTCAGAGATTGCGTCAAAAATACCCATCAGAAATTCACTGCCCCGATAGACCGAAGATATTTTAGTGCAGCACGGCCTTCCGGCGTGTTAAATATCGAGTTAATTGGCATTCCGACCGTCCCGCGACCGCCATACTGTAGCGCGGCCATCCCGCTGCCTGAGTTGCCGATCTCTGCGGGCATCTGCATATTCTGGGCGGGCATCCCGAAGTCACCGCGACCGCTGTAGATCGGCCCCGGCACAAGCGTCTCGTCCATGCCAGTCACGGGAAGCTGCGGGCGAGCCTGCGTTGGCATCAAGCCAGCGGGGCGCGCCATGGGCCGCACCTCGGACAGTCTGTCCTCGTAGCCGTAGGGGCGGATGCCGAGCGCATTCCCAAGCATAGACAGCAAGCCGCCGCCCTCGAACCGACTGCCAGCGGCCCCCATGCCGCCACCGTTGATCATGTCAATGAAATTCAGATAACGCTGATCCGCCATAGTTCCCATCCCTTGCAAGGTTGGGGACACTTTACCTGAAAACTAACAGCGAAACAACGTCAGGCGATGCCCTGCAGATTTCGCCGCAAGGGCTGGCCCCAGCTCGTAGACCTGACGCCCATCGCAGTCGCCGCCTCGCCAGCCATGCTCAGGCACAGAGCGTCAGCAAAGTCGGGAGATTTTAGCCCGCGCCGCTTCATCTGATCCTTACTCTCAGCCGCCATCTTGCCAGAGCTGTGGTAGGTATACCGGATCGATGTCAGCTCGGCGATCAGCTCGTCATTTTGGGGTATCCTGCTACCCCTCTCCTCAAGCCAGCCGCGCACCCTAAACCACAGCTCCGTCCGCAAGTTGGAATATGTCCCCTTAATGCTCGGGCTTTCAGACACGTTCACGCCGCGCACTGGCAGGCCAAGCTCGCGGAGGCGGTCTACTACGCCAGCGCCGAGGCCAATGCTGTCAATGAGTATCTCAGTTGGTCGCATGTTGAAGCTGCAGCCGTCATATTCCGCCTTCACGCGGCCAACAGTCTGCATCAGGTCAAGTCCGCTCCAGCCCTCAATGTCAGTCACCACCGCCCCCGTGCGCTTGCATAGCACAGTCCGGTCGCCGCCAAAGCGAGCCACGTCCAGGGCCCACACAGGCCGCAGACCCTCCGGCACCTCAATGTCGCGCTTCGACGCCGCATCCGCCAAGTGAAACGGAATGATCGTGTCGTCATCCGCCAGAGGGAACTCTCCAAGAACCCTGATCCTGAAGGCGTTGCTATCCTCGCCGTAGCGCAGCTTGATCTCCGCCACGAAGTCATCACTCACCAACGGGCTGTCCAAGCACGACCACCGCCGCACCCACCAAGACGCAGCCATCCGCGTCTGGCTCTCAAAAAACGTGCCGCTGGATCGCGTAGGGTTGCCGAGCAGCAGCGTCGTGGCCGAGTGGCCAGACATCGAGCCAGCCGCCGCCTCGAAGACAGGCTCAGGCACGCCGGACGCCTCATCAACGACAAGCAGGACGTTCTCGCTGTGAACGCCCGCCAGCGCCTCCGGCGTCTCTGCTCGGCTGGTTCTGGCCGAAATAAACGCCTCCGACGGGGCCGAAGTCAATTCAACCCGGTCACTCTTGACGTTAAACAGCGGGCGCAGCTGACCCGGCATCTCCGAGATCCACCGCTTCAATTCGGCAAACAAGGCGTCAAAAAGCTGACCCGTCGTGGGCGCGGTGACCACAATCTTGCACGGATAGCGGAACGTCAAATACCACAGCATGGCCCAGCTCGCGAAGGTAGACTTGCCCGTGCCGTGGCCGGACCTGATCGACATCTTCCGCTCACCTTTCGCCAATGCAGCCAGCGCCTCCTCCTGATACGGCGTGGGTGTGCCTCCGAGGACTTCCTTGACGAATAGCGCCGGATCCTTGCTGTAGCGCTCAACAAAATCCAGAAACGGGTTTGGCTGCTGCTCAGTTGTCATCCGACAACTCCTTCGTCTCTGGCGTGATGTTGATCATGCGGCTCTTTCGCAGGGCGTCCAAGTGAAGGTCGCCAATGTTGATGGTCACCTGACTGTCGTTGCGGCCATACTTCTCAGGGTTGGCCACAGCGGCCAGCCACTTCCTGACGCTATTCTGCTCCCGCAGCAGGCCAATCCGCTCGTTCCTGATCTCCTCGCCACTGTCCATGCGGGCAGCTAAGTCGTCAGCCAGCCGGATCGACTGCTCCGCTATGGCGTCCGCACCATCCAAGCGGGCGCGGCTCAGGGCCGCACGAATTTCAGGAAAATCGTTCAAATTACGGCTGGCGTATGCGCGAGACACCCCAAGCATCTCAGCCAAGTCAGTCATCGTCTTGCCGCTGGCGATAAAGTCGTGGATAAACTCCACCGCCGTCAGCCCGTCCGCCGTGGCGAGGTCAGTAAGCGTGGACATCATTTTCTTCTTCAGCGGCTTGCCTGCCATGTCGAATACTCCTCTTCTCGGTCAGTCTAACCAGCGCCAGCCGTCGCGGCAATCCGTTGCTCGGCGCTGCGCCGTCCGGGGCAATATCCCAATGTGTTCAGCCGCCAGCGACGCGCTGGCAAATTCACCCTCCGGCGTGGCAATCCGGCGAGCCTTCGGGTGCGTGTGGCGGTCCCGCAAGTGCGCGCCGACCTTCGGCACAATCCCCTGACGACCCTTGGCGCGCGTGTCTGCCGTGCCACCCTCCCGCGCGCCGTCCTCGAGGTGGTCCGCGTTGACGCAGTGCGGGTTGCCGCACGTAGGCATGACAACCTCAGCGGCGGGGTTGCCACCGCTCAACGCATGCTGAAGCCGATGCGCCAAGAGCGTCCGCCCGGCGACAAAGAAAACCCCGTGACCGCCCCTCGTCTTAGCCCCCGTCCAGGCGTGGCAGTCCCCGCTCTGGTCAATCATGGCATCAAAACGCTCAATCCACTCACCAGCGCAGTCGAGGGCGAGGCGGTAGTTGTATCCAGTCGGCGCGCGGCCAACGTAGGTGACACTCTTGGCGCGGCGCTGGCGCATGTAGCAGGCAGCGCACAGGCCCTTAGCTACGGCCTTCTTCTGTGGGTGGTGCTGACATGACGTCATCTTGGGTGCCTCCTCTGCACTTAACATATTGCCTGCCTCTTTATGCGTCAATTAGCTGCGCGCTTAGTTTTGAAAAATTTTCTCGGCGGTAGGTCGGGGAGTGCCTCAGCAGCGGCCCCCGCCGCCGCGCCCGCCGGGGGGGGTCTACAGATGCTGGCGG